GATATTACTGGTCGTACTAGTGCTTCTGTGTGGGGTACTGCTACTTGGCAGAACGCTGATGGAAGTTTAGGTGACGGTGTTTGGTCGTCAGAAGACCAATCTAAGGTTACGGATGTTAAAAGATTGCCTACTTTAGGGACAGCTAGGGCTATAAGTATGAAGATTATTGGACCCACAGCTACTAATTCCGATTGGCAGGTAAATGCGATAGGGTTTACGTATGTACCTAGAAGGATGAGATAATGGCTTTAGGATCATTTACAAGTTTTAATGCAGGAACAACAATAGTTGCTTCTCAAATGAATGCTAACTTTGCAACAGTTACTAGCTGGTCAAGCGAAGTAGCTCGCTTGGACGGCGCTGCATTTACTGGCGCTTGCACATGGACAAACACTATAACTGTGGGTTCCGATGGAACAGGTTATGATGTCAAGTTTTTTGGTGATTCCGCTGGTCATTATGTGCTTTGGGATCAATCAGCAGATGAGCTAGTTTTAACTAGCGATTCTAAACTTTCTTTCCATGATGCTGCTGGTGGTGAAAACATTGTAGCTTCTGCTGATGGGCATTTAGAAATTAATGCTGGTACAACATTAGATATTACAGCGCCAACAGTAGATGTTAATGGAGTCGTAGACGTTTCTGGTAATTTTACTGCTACTGGTGGTACTACTACGTTAGGAGCTACAAATATAACTGGGATAGTAAATGTTGGTTCAGATGGTTCAGGGCATGATGTCATATTTCATTCTGCTACAGGATCAGATTATTTCTTTTGGGATGCGTCTGAAGAAATACTTAAAATAACTGGTACTGCTGACCAAAACGCTTTATCTGTTTTGGACGGCAATGTTTATATTGCTGATACGTTAGATGTTGATGGTACGACTAACTTAGATGTTGTTGATATTGATGGCGCTGTGAACATTGCTGCTGATTTAACGTTTGCTGGCGCTGTTTCGGGCGCTAACTCAATTACTCGTATAGCGTATAGCCACGATGGTGCTGCTACTGTTGCAAGTGATCAGGTTGATACTACGCCTACGATTTTTGTGTGTACTTCGGAACCTACTGCCACTAGCAATGGTGACATTTGGTTTGATATAAGCTAATGGCACAGATTAAAGCTCGCAAGAATGGTGCTTGGGTTTCTGTGCCTAATGGTACAACTATTAAGGCTGAAAAAAATGGTTCTTTAGTTAACCCTACTAAAATTCAAGCTCGTAAAAATGGAGCGTGGTACACGGTTTGGAACAAGTCTGATCCTTTGACGCTTGCATTTGATTGCAACGTTTCAGAAGGGTGGAGAGAAAACAGTTGGAGAGGAAATGACGACATATACATTGGAGCATGGCAAAGCGGTGCGCCCTACGGAACGCTTGGTACTTTTTACGGAGATAATTTAAGTGCTTTAGAGTTCAGTGGTAATTCAACTACTGGTGGGCATACAAGCACAACATTGGCAGAAGCTCTTGCTGTTAGACCCAATGTAACAAGCGCTACGCTATATCTTTATAGAAGAACAGCAGGTTTTGGGACTATTCCTAGTATGACCAACACATTAAAAGTTGGGCAAATGAACAAAGCTAATGGCACAACGCTTAATTACGATGCAGCCGATTTTGTGCAAACAACTAACATGCAGACAATACCTGCTTCTGATTTAATTGGATGGGGAACAAACGATGCTGAAACCTTTACATTACCTTCGTCTGGTTTGACTGATTTCATTACTCACGTAAGCACTAAACAAATGTGGTTGTCTGAAAAGACAACTGGTTGGGTTGCTTACGGAGGAAGCGCAACCTACAACAAACTTTACAGCATTATAGATGGCGCTGGAGACACGTATAATCCTGTATTAACTGTGACAATGGACTACTAATGAATACGCCACTAACCGAAGATAACGTCAAAAACTTCCGAGTATCTTCAATGACACTTGGTTTCTTAATGACAGTTATTGTAATAGTGGCAACAATAGTATGGTCAGTATCTAGCTACTCAAACAAAATTAATCGTGTAAGCGACCAAGTTGAATCACTCATTGCGAATAGCGTAACGCAATCTGAATTGCAGCAATTGCAATTTCAGATTAACGAACTAAATGAACAAGTTACGACAATGGACGAGATAATTCAAGAACTTTGTAACGAAGAGGAGTAGCTGTGGCATATAAGCCTTCTCGTAAATTTGTAACTGAAGACGCTATTGCTATTGATTATGAATTACGTAAAATAGCTCAAAAAATGCCCACTGGTGGTAGTGGAACAATAACAGGTGTTACTGCAGGAGATGCTATTTCAGGCGGTGGGACCACTGGTACTGTCACTGTCAATTTTGCTCCATCTGAGTTAAGTTCAGTAACTGTAGCCTCAGACGATAAAGTAATTATTGCAGACACAAGCGATAGTGATAATCCTAAAACGGTAACCGCTTCGTCTATAGCTGCTTTAGCTCCGCAGGGAGACATAACAGAAGTTGTAGCTGGAACAGCTTTATCAGGTGGAGGTTCTTCAGGTAGCGTAACTCTTAACGTTGCCGATGTTGCAGTTGCACAGTTTGCTGATGCTGCTGTGCAAACAAGCTCAGAATCTTTTGCAGATAACGACACTAGTTTAATGACTAGTGCTGCGATACAAGACAAAATACTTTCTTATGGGTATATAACAGGAGTGACTAATATAAGTGGTAACGCTGGTACTGCAACTGCGTTACAAACTGCACGCACTATAGGTGGCGTGTCGTTTGATGGCACAGCAAACATTGATTTAGCTGGCGTAAATACTGCAGGTAACCAGAATACGTCTGGAAATGCTGCTACAGCTACTTTAGCTGCCACAACAACTGCGTTAGCTACTGCTAGAGCTATTAATGGCGTTGATTTTGATGGTACAGCACCTATTACTGTGACTGCTGCTGCAGGCACATTAACTGGAACTGAGTTAAAGTCTACTGTCGTTACTTCTTCGTTAACTAGCGTTGGTACTCTTGGCTCTTTAACTGTAAGCGGTGCTTTTACTCCTGCTACCGTAACTGCAGGAACAGTTACAGTAGCTGCAGATGATCTTGTGTTAATTACTGACACTTCAGATAGCGCTAACGTTAAGAAAGTCACGGCTCAATCTATAGCTGATTTGGGTGGTGGTGGCGGAGCAGTTACATTTGCTGATGGTAGTGCTGGAGCGCCTAGCATTAAATTTACTGATGATACAGATACTGGTATTTACAGAACCACTGAAACAAATTCTGGAGGTTCAACTGTCGTAGTTGTAGGTATCGCTACAGGCGGTACGGTACGAGCAACATTTGGTGATGATATAGCTGATTTTAAAAACGCTAAAATTACTACTACTGATGTTATTGATGTAAATGAAGTTAGAGCTGATAATGGTGATCCTACTGACCCTTCGTTTACGTTTACTTCTGATGGTGACTCTGGTTGGTATCGCTATGCTGCTAATTCGTTAGGGTGTGCAGTTGGTGGAGAAAACGTTTGGTACGTTTCTAGTGCTGGCAATAACGTTTTTACAACTCACACTAATTCTACTCATTACAGTTATTTTCTTGCGGCTGGAGCAGCTAATTCTATTATTTATATGGGTGACACTGGCTCTAATACAACTATGGGTGGTATTTACACGACAGGTTCAGGGTATTTCTACACTAGGGCTGGTGGTGGATGGAGGACAAGGCAATCATCTAGCGAACTTAGACCGTATTATGATAGTCAGATGAAATTGGGGTCATCGTCTGCTAGGTGGACGCAATTGTATGCGGATACTTCAACAATTAGCACTTCAGACGTTAATCTTAAAACAGATATTGTTGATACTCCTTTGGGCTTAGATTTTATTAAATCCTTGCGCCCAATCCAATACAAATGGAAAAAAACTGATGGAGGGAAAGATGGTGTTAGAGATCACCAAGGTTTAATAGCGCAAGAAGTTAAAGCTATTCTTGATGCAAGAAGCGAAACTAATGCTAGCGAGCAAGCTATGTGGTGTGATTTTTCTGTTGATGGTGTAGAAGATGAAATAGTTGATCAAGATGATCCTGAAAAAACAGTTAAAGTACCTGCCCCTACAGACCAAGCATTACGCTATAGTGAACTTATTGGACCTATAATTAAAGCAGTTCAAGAATTATCTATTCAAATAGAGGAGAATAAATGTCAATGCCAGATGAACACGAACAGCCAGTAGAGGAAAATGTAATAAATTTAGAGGATGTTCTTAAGCAATTAAGCCCTAGAGGCCAAGCTGAATGGGATTTAGCTATGAAAAAAGCTGAAATTGCAGCTATTGAACAAGCCCTTAATAGCGAAGAAGTGGGACAAACAGACTAAATTATGATATGAGTTCTACGTATACAGGGTCCAATTCCAGCAATTCTGCTAACAGAATAGTTAACTACGGTTATGGCATGAGTGATATAACCTCTGCTAGGCAGGCACACAAACGTCAAAATGCGCTTCAAAGGTTTAATTTGAATCGCAGATTTGACGATATGGCTAAAAGTCAGCGTGGAAACATGAACCAGCGTGGAATGATAGATTCTGGTGTAGCTAAGAAAGCTGCCGAAAGATTAGCTGGAGATAAACAACTAGAATCATGGAACGTAGAAGGTCAGCAAATGGAAGCTCAAGCACAGTTAGATCGCCAACAAGCTATTTTGGAGGATCAGTTTGGTGGTGCTGGCATGGATCAGGCAATAGCTGATGCTATGCGTAGATTTGGGGTAGCTCAAAGTATTCAAGGATTAGCATCGTGACAACAAAAGAAAACCAATACAGTTCAGATGACCTTATTACAGCCAACATAGATGAAATAGGTAAAAGGTTCACAGGGGCTGAGCCACCTCTTCAGTTAGATCCTATTGATTGGTCTAAAGCAGGTGGAATTGCAGGCAATCAAGCTACTCCAGATAGCCAAACAATTAATCCTCTGTTTCAGAATGCTGATGGAAGTATAAACAGAAATTCATCTTGGCTAAGGGCCAACCAACAAGCAGATACAAATAGTGTAAACACAGGTGGTGGTGCAGGTGGTGGTAGCAATTTCTTTGCAGACATTTACGACAACCTAGCGCAATCTACCAGAGATCTGTTTGGTGAAATTGAACACAAAGACTTTACTTCCGAGATTCAATCATTGGCTGAACAAGGCCGTATAGACATAGAAGAAATGAACCAAGAGCAATTAACATTTTTGCAAGATGCTTTTGATAGGCGAATTAGTCAAATAAACGAAATAGGTTCAGATTTGACTAGCGAGCTTCGTGTATTAGATACTGCAGGTTCACAAGAATTAGATTCAATTGCTCAAGCAGGCGTAGACCGTAGAGGGCAAGCAGCTATAGATGAAGCTTCTCGTGTATCAGCTCAAAGAGCACAATTAGGGCAACAGGTTTCTTCTGAGTTTGAAGAAGTTGTAGCTTTAACTGAAGGTTTGCGTTCTAGTACAGCGGAATCTAGTGCTGCTGCTATGGATAGGCTTAGGACTGTTTCTCGTATGGCTTCGCAAGAACGTCTTGCTATGCCAGCTAAGTTAATGGCACAAGCACAGATGGCTGTAGGCGATGAGAAGTTCCGTTTAGAGAATCAGATTAAACAAACAACGTCAGATGCTTTACGTCAATTAAATGCTAGAGAACGTGAGCAAGTTTTGGGAGAAGCCCAAAGGCTTGCTCAACAGGGTTATGCTCAGGATATGGCTATGGCGCAAGCATTAATGCAAATAGAGGGGCAACGTACTCAGACGTATATACAGGAAGAACAGCGCAGACGTGCTCAAGCTGCTGCTGCTGCTGCAGCACGAGCTAAGGCTGAGTCAAAAGAACGTGACGATCAATTAGCAGCAAGTTTGTTAGGCATTCCACCTGAAATGTATAAAGTTATGCCTAGCGAGTTAAAGACTGAGTTGTGGGAAAATGCGTATTCTCCTGAAAAAGCTCAAGAACAATTGGGTCAGATGAGATCAGATCAGATGAACTCTATTATTGCAGGTGTTTCTGTAGCAACATGGCAAGCTATGGAGCCTTGGCAACAGCAAGACTTGCTGAAAGAAGTTGCTAAATCAACAGAAGCTTCACCAGCAGCTTCAGTTAACACTTTGGAAGGTTTGACTGAATTGGGTTGGAATACTGCAGATGCTTCTATAGCGCTTTCTTACAGGGCTAAGAAAGACGCTTATACTGAAGCGCTTGCAAAATACGGAGATTCTGAACACGCTGACGTTGTTGCTGCCAAAACAGCTATGGATGAGTTTATGAGCACTAGGGGAATAAGCGATGTTAATGGCCTGACTGCTAGTGGGCAAAGAATTTTGGGGGCGGTTGATTACCTAGATCAAGTTGCTCCATACCAAGCAGGCTCATTTCTGGACGCTGAAGTAGATCCTATATTTGCTACAAGCGAACCAGTATGGTCAGCAGGCCAGACGCTGGTTCCTCCGCCACAAATAAATTATCCATTTGGAAACCAGCAAATCTATCAAGGTTTTGATAGGTTTTATGGGGATTTAGCTGCTCAGCAAATAGCCAATATGGAATAGGAAATGTATGCAAATACAAGACCCAAATAGGCTAAAGGCCTTTAAGGCATTAAACCAAGCTTCTTTAGATACTGTTGATAAACCTGAAATAGGAACTAGAGCGCAAATATCTCAGGCTTTAAAAACTATTGAAATTGAACCTAGTGCTTATCAGCAGTACGTGTTAAAGAACCACAACCTTGCTCCTATTACTTGGCATTTGTCTACTGATGATTACAGGCCTAATCCAATTATGGATAACGTGTGGAAAACTGCTGTTGATCCTGATTACGATTATTTTGGAGAGCAACGTGCTGCTGCGGAAAAAGCAGCAAGGGATGCTATGCCTTGGTGGCAAAAAGCATTAGGCGATGTTATGGAGTCTCCTTCTGGGAAGCTTTTGCAATCATTGGGAATTGGTTTAGGGCTAGCAGCTTCTGGCGTTTCAGATACTGTTGATTTAATGCAATCTGGTATTGCGTTAGTTCGTGGGCAAGACACTAATTGGGATGAAAACAATCCTTACAGTTGGGAAAGAATTAAGGCAAAATGGAATATTCTTACTGGTGAAGAGTATTTTTCTTTTGGTGAGTGGTTACATAAAGAGAACTGGTTGCAAAATAGTTGGTCTACAAGCATCCCATTAAATCCTTTGTATTATGGAGGTATTGGGCCTAGGTTTGGAATGACGGTTTCTGCGTCTGGTTTAACTGCTTTACCTGCAGATTTAATTCTTGATCCTTTGAACTGGTTTGGTGGGTTAGGTGCTTATCGCCAAATAGGTATGGCAACGATAAGGAACGCTCAAAAGATTGTTCGTGCAAGTACGAAAGAACTGCTTGAAACTGCTTTTACAAGAAATGTGGTTCGTCAAGGTGGGAAACAGGCAGATGAAATAGTTAGTGCGCAAATACGTGCTCTTGTCCCTGATGAAGCTATAGATGACTTATCAAATCAAGTTCAAAAAACTCTTGCAGAGTTAGGACCCAAAGCTACTTCCGCTGAATACAGGCAAGTCATTACTAAAATCTTGGATGATTTTGCAATTAAGCAAAGCGCTAGAGGTGGTTGGCTTCCAGCCCAAGCAACTCCTATGGGGGGCATGTTTCCTGTTGGCGTTACTCCTCAAATAGGTACGTCTTCAAGTAGGTTATTCTTTAAAGGTGCTGACGATTTAATAGAAGAATACATAGAGATAGCTGCACTTACGTTAAAGAGTAATAGGTTCGGAAGATCAGCGCTAACGATAGACGACATTAGAAAGTTGGGTAATTACGCACAGCGAAAAGGCTTGAATGATGACATGCTTACGCCTCAACAATGGATAGAGGCAGGTGGAGCAAAATTAGATGACGCTGGAAATGTAATAGAAGGGCAATGGAACAGATTGCTTGATGACTTTATGCCTTTTGCGGATGATTTAGAAAAAATTACGTATGGGTTTAAAATTCCTTTTACTGGCGATATAGCCAGAAACACAACTGTTCCTTTTTCTAAACATGTGGGCAAAAAGCAAGGAATTACTTTTGCTGAGGGAGCACGAAAGATTTTCCCAGCAGAAACTATTAACAAGTTAGCTTACCGTGCGAGATTAACTCCAACTTTGGGTATTGCAGACCGTCAATACGGTATAACAATGTTTAAGTTTTCTAGCCCTGCTTTAGATAAAACTTTTAGAGCTTTACCTCAAGCATTTCGTGGGACATGGGGGAAGTATAGAACCCAAAAGGGCGTAAAAAAACTAACAAAGCTTGAGGGTGGTCTGCCTACAGCTAAACAAATTATGAAAGGTTCCAATAACCCTTGGGAAGTTATTGCTGCTAAGGAACTGTTTAGTTGGAATGGGCAGGCAAGAATGCTTACAATGCGTGCTCGTAAAGAATTGGACAAACCTACTAATTTGTTTTTAAACAAAGTTAGAGCGATTGTTAATGATGAGTTAGGAAGCATAAAGCCTATTCTTAATGCGTGGAAAGCTGAGAATGGTGTTCTTTTGGGGGATTTCCCTACTGCTTACGCAAAGAACGATAGTGAAGCATTTCAACGTCTTTTAATGTCAGCGATAGAAGGCGATCAAGCAGCTATAGAAGTTATGGAACAAGTTGCGTTAAAGACTGGTATTGACCTTGTTGGCCAAGGAGCAACTTTAATGGAGAGTTTGCGTTTGATGGCGAACAGCATGGCACAAACAGATTTTCTTGCCAAGAGAGCAGGCTATTTCCCTCATCAATTAACTGATGAGTGGAAAGCAGCCATTGCAAGTAAACAGAAAGGCACGGCTGTAGGTCCTGAGCAAAGACGTTTTTATGTTGAGCCTAAAGAATTTGAAACAGAATTTGAAAAATGGTTTGCTGACAATTACACACCTGTGCGTAATCCACAAGGAAAGGTTGTTCCTCCTACTGATGCGCAAATGGAAAGTTTCCGCAGACAGTTTGCTAATTCAACTAGTTCTCCTAGGACTAGTTTCTTTGGAGAAGAATTAGGAAACGTTGGACAGCTAAACCCGATAAGCGGTAGAGCGTATGGAACTATCCCTGAGCAAATGTCTGAGATTCTAGAAAACCTAGGGATGAACTCTGATTTCTTTAGCTTTAATATGCAAAAAGTTTTAGACAACTACAACCAAGGTGTTTCTCAATTAGTTGGAATGAATTGGTTAAATCAGAGAATTATTAAAGGTGGATGGTCGCCTAATGCTACTGGTTGGGTAACTGGTTTAAAGATGCCTTCTGCTTCTTCGGTTGCAGCAAGTAGGCGTTTAACTCGCATGGTTCAGACAATTAAGAAAAAAGAAGTTGAAATAGATGAAACAATTATTCGGGCTGCGGAAGCTGAAGTAGCTCAGCAACGTTTAATTAATGAAACTATTACAAATTTAGAAAACCAACACGCTAAGTTGCTTGCTGATTACGAGACAGAATTGTCTCGTGCATTGGATCGTGAGCAATTGCTTAATAGACGTGAGCAAATGTACGCAGAGTCTGTTGAAAAAACAGACGAACTGTTCAACAAGTTGATGCAAGTTATGGACGAACAAGAACGGTTCATGTTTGACATTGAAAAATTTAAAGCTGGAGAAATATCAATTGAAGAATTTCCTCAGTTCCAAAAAGCGATAGAAGCGAATGTGGAAATCCAAGAACTTCAAGAAGTGCTCCAAAGGTTAATGATTGGTGGAGATGATATAACGGATAACGTTTATTATTATCTGTACGAGTCATTAAGCAACGGTGTCCAAACTAGAGCAAAAATAGAACAGCACCTTATTGAAAGGTTTGGAAACGTAGAACGAGCCAGAGATGCTGCCGATAAATACACTCAAGCTATTGCTGAGGTAATACAGGCAAATAGGAATTATGAAGCTCATAGGATGACAAATATGAGCGTCTTTGGTGACGATGTAGATTTGGAGCTATCTACGTTAAACACTATTTGGAATGACAGCGTTGGTAGAGAAATTTGGAACGAAACTAAAGACGACATCATACGAGTAATTAAAGGTATAGATGCGGAAGTTGATCCGTCACAGATTACTGACCCTGCGTTAAGGGCGATACGTCAAGACCTTAAACGTGAATTAGAAATGTTTATACGTAGCATAAATTGGGAAGAGTTCGCTGACGAAGCTGGAAACATTCCTAATGTTGCAAGCATGTACGAAAGCTATTTGCAAGCAAAAGTACGTGTTTCGACTGAAGTGAATAAACTTCTTGAGATTACTAAAGGTTTAGATGCGCATAAGGCGCATGAATTTATGCCTGAACTTTTGCAAATGCCTAATTGGCATCACATGACCTCAGAAGAACTGTTGCCAGTTATTATGAGGCAAGTTGAACAAGATCTTCCTGCTGAAATGTCTGCGATAACTTCCTTTAATAAACTTGGTTATCAAGAAGTGCAGGGAATAGCTGGTTCTCAAGGAATTGGTCAAATGGTAGATCGCAAAGTTATAGAATTAACTTTGCGAAGGTGGGAAGACGATATAGCACGGATGACGTTCCCTGATGCTCCACCTCAAAGAGCGCAAGCTTTAGATCAGCCTGCTTTCCGTGATCCGCTAACAGGAAAAGACGTTACGCCTCTTGAACGAGAGCAAGCTTTGGAACAAGTTTCTGCGGTTACAGATGATGTTGCTCCGCAACAAAAAATTACTGCTGAAGAGCTAACAGACGTTCAAACGCTAGAGATTGAAAACACTATTAAGCATCAAAGGCAAAGGTGGGAAGCTTCTAACGCTAAACGGCATCAAGGGACAAGAGAAGGTGAAGAGATTCAGGATTACCTGAAGAGAAACTTTGAAGAACGTGGCCAAATGACAGGAGAAGACGAGTTAGTAACTCCTATGGGGGCTGCAAGACCTGATGAAGATGTGCTTGCTAGAATGGGTCCTGAACCATCCCCTGCAAAGGTTAGAGCCTTTATGACACCTCATCAGGCCGTTAAGGTCCTTAATGACGGTGGCGTTTCTTACAGGGTTATGCCTGATGGAACTATTTCTCAAATGGTTGGACCTAAGACGGTTGTTTTATCTGATGGGTCAGAAATGACTTTCAGAGAAATAAGCCAATATTTTGATACTGAAATGCTCAGGTTTGACGAAGGTATGGGGCAATGGTTCCAAATAAGTCATCACGATGCTATCGTCAAAGAAAATCCTGCTAATTTGCCTGCGTCAATGTTTAAGACATTGCAATCAATGGATATGGAAATTTCATCTTTGATGGATGAGTTAGATCAAATAGCTAAAAAGTTTAGCAATTTAGAAGACCAAGGCCCTATTGCCCAGTTTGGTGTTCCCACCGTAGAGAACGTTGAGCAATGGCGAAACTTAATTAAAGCGCATTTGCATAATGGTGTAGATGAGCAAGCAAAGGTTATTGCCAATCCTGAACTTAACAGAGAATTAGGCAACGCTATAAGGCAATACTATTTGTTGATGGGGAAACAATCTTTAGGGACTGTTGAGAGTTCTTCTGATTTAGCGTTAAAAATAGGCAAATACAGGGACGCAGTAGACAAGCGTTTAGTTTCAGTTCAAGAAGAATTGTCAAGGAATCCTTTTGCAAAGCTAGAAGAATATATGAAAGTTGAGCTTGATGGTGTTCCTGTGACGATGGAAGAGATTGCTAGGGTAGAGCGTTACGCTAAGAAGTTTGGTGAAGCGATGGAACAAGGCGTGCAAAGCCCTGTTCCTCTTAAGAAGTTTGATATTGATTTAGATACGCTAAATCCAGAGATGAGAATAGAGCCAGAAGTTATTGGTTTTCAGGGGAGTGACGCTTTCCCTGTTGCTCCAAAAGACTTTGATCTTTTGGATGGTTTCTACAAAGGCGCTGACGGTGAAACGTATTACGTTAGATCGTTTTCGCAGCATGACAATGCAACTCCGCAAGGAAAGAAAAAGAATTTCCGTGAAAGAGATGAGCAGTTAGCTGCTCAAAAGGTTTATGAAATTTTGGGTGTTGCTGTGCCTCGTATGGAGGCCAGAGTTCAACGTGGTACTGCTTATTCTGTTATGAAAATTAATGAAAGTATAAAGCCGTATACTGTTGGCGGTGAAGCTGGTTCTCAAAGAGCTAGTCGTGGTCGTGCGCCTGTTGATCCTAGAGCAACGCAACAGGGAGGTTACCCTAGACCTGTTTATGAAGATACATTAGGTACAGCCGATTCTCAAAGATCTATGTTTGATCCTCAGTATCAACCGCCAAATCAAGATTTAACTCAAATGGCAATGGGTTTCTGGGGAGTAAAAGTTGAACCACAAGTTCTTAAAATGTCCAATGATTTTATAGCTGATGTTTTGTTGGGGAACTGGTCAGTTAATGGAACAGGTGCTGCTAAGAATTACGGTATTTTGTGGGGAGAGCTAAACCCTGTAACTGGTAGACCTAGCGCTCTTGATGCTTGGGGTAATCAAGCTGAAAGGTTTGGTAGATTTACGACTGTTAGGTATGGAATGGATGATGCTTTCTTTACCTCTAAAGGAACTGAAAAACATCTTCCTGATGGACAACCCTATAAAGCTTTAGAATATGTTGACGGAAGACTGCAGTTGGTTGAAAAACAACCAACTACTGTCTCTATAGACGATCAAAACAATATTATAGTTAGCAAAAGCACGCCTGAATCTCTTGCAGATGCTGATGTTAAAGCACAACAAGTGTATGAAGCTGAAATGATTCAATACAACAAAGAATTAACCGCTTACAAACAAGATAGTAGAGCTTGGGAAAAATACGACATTGAAATGAGAAACTGGGAAGGCAACGGTGGTAAATCTACTGTGGCTACTAATGCTGCTTGGGATATGACGGATGATCAAATTCGTCAACAGGCAGCAAATGATTTAGCGGAACAATTAACTAAGAAAACTGGGTTGTATCATTATGCTGCTGATGTCGTAGATACGCACCCTATGGAATTTGATGCGATGGTGGATTCTATTAACGCAAGCGTAATGGATAACGTTAGCTTTGTGCCTGTGGATTCTCCTGTGCCGTTAGAGCCACCTAGGCCTCGCCCTACTGTTGAACCTAAACGCCCTAAAGCACCTAAAGGTGTAAAGGAAATTACTCCACAAGATAGGGTAAGTTATACGCAATTAGATGGAACTGTTGTAGAGCGCAAAGCTAGGAAACCTAGCCAAGTAGAAATTAGGGAACGTAAGAATCCTTTAACTGAAGAATGGCTTGAGACTAAAGGATTTGGTAAGGGTCAAAGAATATATGGCACTCAATACCAGCAATGGCGGACTGCTGGGTTTGCTTCTAGGCGTGCGCAAAGAAAGATTGCGAAACTAGAAGAGTTAAAGCCTAAAGATATGGAAGCTCAGATAATGCGAGTCAAGGATGATTTAGCAGAAGAGCTAAATAAAGTCTTTGAGGGTGTAGATGATCTTGCAAGGCAAGGAGATCCGCTTACTCCAACTAGAGCTAGTGGACAGCCAAGGGAAGTTGTAGGCGTTAATTACGACATTACAGAAGTTATGGAATTAGGTTTAGGTCCTAAAATGTATGGCGCATACGATGAAAGTTTGTACTTTCCTAATGATATCCCTGAAGATATTGCTAGAAAATTACCTAGTGGGTTTATGCCTGATTCAATGAATCAGCAAGTAGAACGAATGTTGCATGTGCGTAACTCTGTGGGAGGTTGGAGAAATTATTTAGAGAACGCTGTTCCTAATTTAGATGCAAAGGCATTAGATGAGTTGGCGCATTTCTTGGAAGTTAGAACAAAATATTTATCTGAATATTTTGGGTTACCTTATTTGACAGACGAAGACGAAATGCTGAAGCAGTTTGCTTCTAACGTTTTACCAACCAAAGTTGTTTTAGATACGTGGGCAACAGAAGGCAAATCTGGTCTTCTTAGACTTTTGGATAATTCAGGTGGCTACGATGACACGATTGCTAAACCTTTGGGCCTTTCTGATGTCATGGGCCATCAGCAAAGCCCATTTGGGGGTAAGTCTAGGATGACGTTAGCGCCTTACGCTTACAGGGAAGGGGTTAAGTATCAAGGTCTAGCTGTTGATACAAACATGGGAGAAATAAGGTTTTATGGTGTTGATCCTGTACTTCAAGTTAAAGAACCTGAAGAAATTACAGCAGCTTTGCTTAAGCTAGATGCGCAAGCTAGAACTATGGGTGACACATCTCTTATCCATTTCAATGGCTATGAAGAAGGTTTGTATAGATTCTGGACTGAGCTTAGTCCTGCTAACCCTGCTGGTCTTAAAGGTGATGATTTAAGTCAGTTTACTGATCAAATACTTCGTTTGGTTGGCTGGGAAGGGCCTACCAAACTTATGCCACAAGACATGATTTCTTTAGGCGAAAGAATGGTAGACATTCTGGGCAGGCAAGATCCGCTTGTCATGGATGAAATAATACGAGTAATTACTAAAGACGCTTTAACGTCTAATCAAGCTAAAGAAATGGAATTGTTGCTCGCTAACAAATACAAAGGCAGTTTAGAGTTACAAGACGCAGATTTGGGAATGCCACAACCTGCTACTGAAGTTGTTCAGGTTACGCCTGCAGGTATTTCCCCTAAAACAGGTGAAGGTAAAATAATCCTAAACGACATCTACAGGGTTTCTGAAGGAAGTAGCGTTCCTAGCGTAGTTGATACTATGACTGCAGCAACCAGAAGAGATACGATTACTTCTGTAAGGACGATGGCTCGTGTTCGCTCTATAAGAGCTGCTATTAAAACTGATCCTATTACGGCAAATTATTTTAAGGAAGGTGGAACTTTCCAAGAAGTTCTTGAGTTCCTTTCTTGGAGGGATAACAAGTACAGGCAAATAGACGCAGTTAATGGATATTTGACTAGGGACGGTGATCGGTTTAATAACTTTATGGACGATTTGGGTGAGTATGCGTATGCGACAAACCCATCTAATCCTCATTTTAAGGATGAAATTCTTAAAGCTAAGATGCAATCTTATGTTCACGTAAATAGGGTAATGCAATTGTTTACTAAAGTTGAGGGCGCTGACAGCCTTTTAGCTAAGAGAATGATAGACGATTGGAAAATGTCTTTAGCTAATGATGGGTATATAGGTGTTTCTCAACCTAGAATGCACGGTCAAGCCACCTACGATCAAAGCTTTAATTCAAACGTTAGAGACGTGAGGGCTAAACTTAGGTCTGGGGGTTACAGGGATCAAGCTCAATACAGCCGTTCTACTGAAGGGAATATGCAAAAAGCTGCACGTAGATACGGTGATCAAGATGATGTAATAGATGACCCTTGGATTGTCTCTCAACAAGAAACTATAGCGCTTGACGTAGAAGGCATTAATAGAAGAATGAGCACTAGACAGGCTTCTGACCTTGAGAATGAGACTTGGGACGCTATGGCGGACCCAGTAGAGCAAGCTCGTAAAGGCACTGTTCAAGCCCCATTTACAATGGATTACATAATTACTAACCCTAATGCGATTGTTGTTGATCCTGAGTGGGCTGCCCATAGAGCGAGACAGCAAATCAATGCTGCTATAGACGTGCATCATTTCTTGGCAGCGTCAAATGAGCAAATGCGTACTGGTTTAGTTACAAGGGTTTATACGGCTAAAGGTTTAGCAGATACGTTCAGGGGTGGTGACGACACTGTAAAGCAGTTAATAGCTGAGGGTACTTTGCGTGAAGTTGATGCGGAAACGTATGTTAATAAATTTAAAGTGTTAGAACGTGATCCAAATGTTCCTTCTAGGAGAGAACCATTTGCAGACATGGAATCAATGACAATTAAGGATAGGCCTGCAGAAGTACCTATGCCTTCTGACACGCATCATGTAGTCGCAGGGTTTAATGAACTTTACACAGATCAAAAGATTTATGCTTTTAACGACAATCCTGTACTTGATGAAAAATGGAAGAAATGGTGGAACGCTGACGAACAGGAGCTTATTGACGAAATTGTTGCAAGTAAAATACCTACACGAGAATCACTTATTAAACGTTACGATGAGCAAGTAAGAAACTTTTTGAATAATCCAACTCTTGATTTTAAAGGCGCAAGTGTTGCTGACAAAGCTGCTTATGAAGCTTTGCAAGCTTCCGCTAGGGGAAACATGTTTCCTTTATTCCTTAAAGGGGGAAGACCTAAAGGGAAAATAGTAGAAAGAAAAGGGTTGCAAAAAGCGCTTGATATTAAAGATCAAGCTGCTTACGATATTGGCCGAGAAAACTACAGTCTGTTAAAGAAAGACGTTTTTGAAAACATTAACGAATCTAAGCAGATTAAGTACAATATGGAAAATTTGCAAGCTCACTACATGGACAGACTCAAAGCTTTAGGGGATTTGCATAAGATAAGAACTTCTAGGCCTTATGATACGCAATTGTCTAAAGACGTTGAAAAGCTTAGAAGGTGGATGCCTGATGATGAAATTGAAGCAACAGGCTTAGCCAAAGAGTTAGAGGATGTGGAGTTGCGTATCCTTCAAGAGAAACAGGCGCTAGATTATGTTACTCAACGCATACAGCTTCATGTTGATGCCAGAAACAAACTTAAAAATATGATAGATGGTTTTGCTGAGGATGATTTGTTAGCGATAGGAAGCTTGGAAAATCTTTTAGATTTTTCAGCTTCTTTAAAGCAAATAGGAATTAATGACTTAGATGAAATTGACTATGTTCTTAAGACTTTAAATAATCCTAAACCAGATGTAGATCAGTTATTTGTACCTAACTACTCAGAAATGAGTGAAAAGACGAAAGAACGTCTTTTCACATCATTAATCTATGCACATGATGCTGCTAAGAACCCAGTTGGTTTAGCTAATTCTAGTAGAGAAGGAATAACTGAAACAATAATGGGAACAACAAAACTTGGGTTAGAAACTACAGGTAAACCCCCTAAAACCCTTGTTCAGTATTACGACAACGTTCATAACGTTACAAAAGGTTACATGATTTTAAAAGCAGGCTTCTTGGCTAGAAACTTTTACGGAGCTTTATGGATGAACTATTTAGCTGATGTCCCTGTAAGCGCTTATAGCAATTTTTTAAACGCCTATAAGTACTTAAAGTACCAAGACGAGATAGCTGACGCAGCTATATTTGGAGCTTCTAAACCAAAATTGCGTAGGCGTGTATTGCGTGACGCACAGCAATTAGCTGATGCAGCACGCAAGAAGACTAACCCTAAAGACATTAACGCAGTTCGTGCAATGATGGACGGTGGTTTAATAGGGAAAGAAGGATCTGGATTTTATGGGCAAGAATTTATTCCTGATTCTAAACGAGCAATAAAAATTGGGAACAGGGAAATACAGACTGTTAAACGATGGAGGGGAAGAGATTGGAACGTACGAGCAGCTATGCCTTTCAGTTCTCAGTTCATTGTTCTTAAGAAATTTAGAGGAGCTAACGCTACTGTAGAAGACGTAGTGAGGGGTTCTTTAGGGTTGCACACGTTAAACTCTGGCGGAACTGTGGATGACGCTTGGGACAACATTGTTAAATGGCATTTTGATTACTCTGATTTAAGCCAAACTGAACGAAAAATTAAAAGATTGATTCCGTTTTATACGTGGTCACGTCACGCTATTCCTTTGACTATTGGGCAGTTCTTTCAACAGCCAGCTAAGTTCCACAGATATGCGATAATGATGCGTGCCTTATCTGATAAGGAAGATAGAAATGTTGGCCCTGTTCCTGATTGGATGTTAAGGCAGGGCGGTGTGCGATTGCCTGCAAGTATGGATGTGCAAGGAAACCCTGTTTACTTTATGCCAGATCTTCCTGTTCGTTCTACTTTTGACATGCTTAATGAGCCTGTAAGTGAATTAGCTCAAGGCGACGTATTGGGCGCAGTAGGAGCCACATTGCGCTCTGGAGCGTCAATGATGACTCCATTAGCTAAAGCTCCTTTGGAGTTGATGATGAATAGGAACATTTGGAAAGACTATTCTTTTAAAGACAGGTATGAACATGTGCCTTTCTGGTTGGAAAAAGTTCCGTTGTTAATGCCACTGTTAGAATCTCAAGGTGTTGCACAGCCTTTACCTAACGGTGGTTATGCTATAAAATCTAAGTGGCTACACTTCTTAACACAAGTAACGCCTCCTATTAGCGATTTGCGTAGGATAGCTCCTACTGAGGAGAAATACCAAGAAAGGCATTTCTCTAATATAATGAGTTGGTTCTTTGGAATAGGTCTAAGAACACTTAGCCCTTATGAAATAGAGCAAGCTCAAACAGGGCAATATTACGAAAACAGGCAGAAAACAACTGATGCTAACCGCTTACAGTTGCTGGACGCTATTCACAACAACAACTAGGGACAAGGAGACTTATAGATATGGAATTTATTACTCGTAAAGAATGGGGAGCGATTGAATCAGGAAAACGGCTATCTCCGTTTCGTTTTAAACCTGTTGGCATCGTTGTGCATCACACTACTGGTGCTTCATCAATGCCTGCCGAGCGTGTAAAAAGCCATGATCACTACCACACCAAAACTCTTGGTTGGAAATCAATTGGGTACAATTTCTTAATTGGAGAAAATGGAGAGATTTTTGAAGGGCGTGGTTGGCATCAAGGCGCAGCTACAAGAGGTTGGAATTGGAGAACTATATCTTTGTCTTATATAGGCTCAGGTGACGAGATCACTGAGAAAGGCAAAGAAGGAATACGTACTGCTGTTGAGGGCGTGCGTAAAAAATACGGTGATCATTTATGGATTAAATGTCACCGAGACTTTGCAAAGACCTATTGTCCATCTAATGCTATAGCTAGTTGGATTAAAGCAGGAATGCCAGAAGCCAGTGAAAATCCTAAAAAAATAGATTTCAGTGGTATTAGGCAAGCCTTGTTGGACATAGGCGTAAAGCTACAACGTAAACCATTACGTAAAGGCTCTAGAGGTAAATACGTGCAAATGGCTCAAACTCAGCTAAATGCACGACTTCCTGTTAAGCTGGTCGTTGATGGTATTTACGGTAAAAATACCAAGAAAGCGGTATTGCGCTTTCAAAAACAACACCCCATCGTAAACGATGGAGTTATTGGACCAGTGACATGGAGATATTTATGGACAGTGTAAAAGAGCTAAAGAGCGAATTGCTTACAATTGTAGGTGTTTGCGCTGTTGTTGTACTTGCAGCAGTAGGGACCATTGGTGGAGACGCTGCAATAGCGTTTATTGGTGGTTGCCTCTTTAAGAACCCTGTATCTAAAGCTTTAAGCAGAGACAGTTAATCTTCCCATTCAATCCATGCACGAGCGCCACAAGAAAGTGGCTTCTCTGGCTGTATAACCCTAGCTCCTTTAGGGACCTCAAACTCTTGGTGATATTCAGACCCTTTATAGGTTCTGTGTATGATTGCAGGTTTTCCTTGTCGTAAGCGCTGTTGATGTATGTGGACCTGATGCTTCATTAGTCAATGTCGTCAAGTTGCATAGGGAGCATCCATATTTCATAGGCGTACATGCACGCAATTATGCAATACCCCACTAGATCTGCGATGGTGTCAGCTTTTGCTTCGCAAAGTTCATCATCGCCCATGTCGTAAGAACGCATTGTCAGGTTCTCCAAGCGAGCTATTTTGTCGTGCATTCTCACAAGAATGCCGTCTAACCCAAATTTTTGGATATTCATGTGTCCGTAATCATGTTGTTTTGCTACAAGCAACGGCAACAATGATTCCGCATCGGGAATGTTGATCTCTATATGTGTTTCACCTGCGTCTAGAACCAGTGTCGCAAACGCAGTAAACCAATTAGCTACTACTGTTTCGTCAATGTCTTCGTCTAGTACCCCATAGAGTTTCATGCACCACGTGTCGTATTCTTCACGTATGGCTTTGAGCAATGCAAAGAATCCTTCTTCTGCATTTGGGTGTTTTAATCCTCTGCCTCTGGCATCGTCTATCCTGAAGGCCATTAGGCCTGCTGCATCTTCCCAATACCTAGGCATTATGTCGTTATTGTTGTCCATCTAGATACTCCTTTACCTGTGGAATGGTTCGTATTTTGTTTCTTAGCTTTTCTAAGATTTTGTCTCGCTTTCTAGCGAGAGTGGTTTTTGGTATTCCTAATATGTGTTGAACTTCTCGTAAACTTAATTTTTCAAACAGTAAAGCGTTAATGATCCAAAGCTCCATAGGATCAAGTGTGTCTAAAGCGCTAACAAGGATCTCCCTCAGATCGTGTTGTTCCTCTAGAGAAACTTCAGGCGTTCTGTGAGGTTCGGCAAGCATAAGGGCCTCCATTGCTGTGGCTACTCTGTGTTTTTGTTTGCTGTATGCTTTATCAAATATCCACGATGCTTCAATCGGGTCAATAATAAAGTCACGCTTTGCCATTACTCCATATTAGTTCAGCATGTATCGCATAGTACTTTTTCCCTTCAGGAAATTCTTGAACTGGTGCGTATTTGCACAGTTTCTTAAGGGCTTTCCATTCAAGGGAATGCGCCCGATCATTATGCGAGTCATAAACGAAGAACAAAAGTGGGTGAACTTTGTTCCACCACTCTAGCGTTTCGTACTTTTCAAGCTTAAGCTTAAGCGTTTGATCCTTGCCTAAACCTTGCACTTCTACGAGGTTGTTAGATGTTAGGTAATCAGGCGTGTGCCGTATTACTGGTGGCAAAGCACTCATCTTTAACCTAGGCCTATTTAATCCAAATCTTTCCCAGTTGGTGTGCCATACGGTTTCAAATGCTTGTTCTGCTATGTCGCCCATCATCTTAAACCTGTGTTCAAAATCTCTATCCTTAAAACTCATCTCATACCTTAATGGCATCAACGTGGACAACTTGTTTGTCGTTTTTGATAAGTCCTGCACGCTGTATGCCGTCTAAAGCCAATTTAATATAATTGTCCAGATCTCCACGCAAGGGAGATTTCCAATCTCCTGCTGAACAGATCTGAACGTAAGTGTTGTCTTTGCTGAATTTAAGTATTACTGTCACAGGTCCTTCAAATTGCTCGTATTTACCTGCAATTGTTTCAGCATAAAGCTCTTCAGCTTCTATCGTTTCTATGGGTGTATACACTCTACCCCTACGAGTCATGCGAGGCCGACCCTTTGGCTTGGGTCGGCCCTCAACAATGAACTCAACGCAAGGCTCTTGAGCCTGCGTCATCAACGATTTTTTGGATTTGCTTTTCGGCATCTCGCCTCCCAGAGAATTTAGGTCCTTCACTAAACCATAGACCAAGACGAGCGTCTAGATCTGCAGTCCATGAAACTATATCACCTCTCTGGTACTTTGACTCCCACATTGCTCTAGCAAATCTATGTAGAAAGCCGTGACGGCCACGTCCTGCGCCTTGTCCGTTAAGGAAATAGTCAACAGGACCGTCTTCATACATTCGTCTAGAAGCTCCACGGAGTTTACTTCCATCTGCTGTCATCAACGGCTCTTTGGAGTATTCACGTGGAGGTGGCAAGTCAGCCTGTGGCTCTTTGTACAGCGCAGACGCTGCCTCTAAAGCCACTTTGCTAGCCCTTCTGTCAATCGCTGTAAACAGAAACGACTCTAAGTCGTATGGTTCACCTGTATGGTTTATCATTTCCTGACGTTGTTTAGGTCGCTTACACCCATAAGGAAGCCTCATGTAGTTACCAACTGGCCCATCAAGAGAATCTTGCTTGGGATACGCAGCATCGTAAGGTATCTTGCCTATTTGCATAACACCCTTTAACACCTTGCGTATCAGCTTGGCGGTAACCCATTCCTCACAAAATACCCACACATGACAGCCTTTAGACCTTGAGAGTTCTACCCAACTAGGTATCTCTAAAGCTCTAAGTATTGTCTGGGCGTTAAAGGCATAGTCTAGCGATTCATCGCCTTCGTCTATGTCAATAGCACCCCAAATACAATGCCACATATCTGGTTGCATTTCTGCGTATTTACGCTCAGAGTCATAGGCTTCTGGTCCTTGCATCTCTATCTTGCAATAGGGATCGTAAACCATTGGGTATGTACCAATCATGTCATCTTCCCTATCTCCGAAGAGATGGTTCTCAAAGTTTGGCTTTTCCCATCTACACCCACCTTCGTTAGTTCCGTAAGCGTTAGGAAACCCTTTAAAGAGCGTTATGAAATCTCGGACTAGTTGTTCATTCATCTAAATCCAACTCCCTCTGCTCCCACGTTACGCCTGCTTCAAGCAGTCGTCCGCTTGGGTCTATGGTCAGGTTCGCTTCGGCCTTGGTTCCTTCACCTGCCTTGTTCTTCCATAAGCCAACGCTTATCTCATTCTGGTAGTAGGCACGATCTTCCTCGTCAAGGCTAGTGTCGTCCCATCTACGCCATGTCTCTATAACGAAATGGCTTTCAGATGTAGAACCGTATCTGCCAGAGTCAATACCTCCTGCAGTTCCACGAGTACCTGAACCACGACCAGACTGATGTAACATAACGCCTATTATACGCCAATCCGAAACTAGCTGTTTAAAGGATTCAATCTTGGCTTGCACGCTTTGTGCATCACCTGTGCCACCCCTTATCAGCTCAAGGTAGTCATACACGAGAACATGTGGACGTTCACCGTCCCACAGCTCTGTTGATGCTATTCGTAAAGCTTTATCTAGGTCGTCTACAGACATGCCTGTGGACTCAAAATGTAGGTTCTTCTGGTCTTGGACTATCTGAGATGTGCGCTCCCACGCCATCTCGTCCTGTCGCATCAGCCTAGATAGCCAGTCAGATTGGGGAATCTGCAGTTGCATGGCCGAGTATCGGCCCCAGAACATAGTCTCTGTCTCATCTGGACTCACCCATAGAGTACGGTGGTTCTTGTTCTTCGCAACCATATTCATGGCTACCATAGTCTTACCTGTATGCGTTTTCCCTATGAGGGTTACAAGCTGTCCTGCTCGTGCGCCTCCTAGAGTCGCTGAGTCAAAGGCCTCAATACCAAAGCGCCACTCTCCGCCTGCACGGAGATCAGAGCGCATACGTTTCATCTGCTCTGTCTTAGGTGTGAACAATCGCTTTAGGTCTGAGTCACTGACCCCTTTAACGTCTTTATGGACTGCTGAGGCAGTTTGTGACTGCCCCAGCAAATCCATTGCATCTGTCATGGACAGACGCTTGTTAGCCACTTATTCCTGCTAACCACCCATTAGGGTCAATAGGTGCAGGACGGTCAGGCCAACTAAAAGGCGTGTGGTTAACCAAGCCACCGAAGTAACCTGATTTGTTCGCAAGTGGGTGATTGCCTTCACCATTCCCCAAAATGGGAGTGCCATCAGCACTTACGTTTGTACCCTTTTTGATTTTAAAATCACCAAGAGCACATTTGCCTGTTTTAGTTGTAGGTATTTCTCTGCCACGCATGGATTCCGCCCAGTAGTCTGGTGGGAATTGCCTTGTGCCTTCGGCAAATAGCTTCCTAATAGCTTGGTTATCCATGAATACCGAGTCCTTGGAGGCGTAGGCTATGCCATTTGCCTTCTCGTGCATGAATAATTTGTTGACCAATGAGTAATCCTCATCGGAGATGTATTGTGATGTTTGCCCAGAGGGAGTGGTTTGCGTTACCGCAGTTGGGAACGCAGTCTTTATGTCTGCCTCTGTAGTCATCGGAACAGGAGTAGGTGCGCTTGCATTTTCACCAACGATGACATCTTTCAAGTCACCAAGTGATTCAGCAAGTGCTAGTGCATTTGCTAAAGCAAGTGACACACCACCTGAACCGCCGTTGCTTATTTCAGCTACGGCCATCTCAACGCCTGCTTTTATACAGACTTGCGCCTCTATGGACGCTCTTTCATAAGGAGTCATGGAGTAAGCCATGTTATTCCTCGCTTTCTGGGCTTTTCTTACCCTTACATTGTGTCCAAGATGGACACCATTTTTCACTACACCACCAACCATTGTCCCCTAACAGCCAAGGAGCTGTTTGGTTTTCAACGTATCGGCAGATACTAGCGACCTTGTTACGCAACCACTCTACATGTGATTCGTTGCGTGTAAATTCCATTGTTCCCCAACCTTTATTGTGCATAACACCAAACCTAAAGGTAGGAACATCTAACGCCCATGTGTAGGCGATGCTTTGAACGTCCCATCGGTCATATTGCCAACGGTCACGTGTGTAATCTGCTTTAGGGAATTTCCAATCCCAAAGAACTCCCTCCTCTACGAGGTCTACAGTTCCACGCAAATACACAACACGTTCATCGTCCTCTATAAGCAACTTGTTAAAGCCCACTTCTACACCCACAGGATTTTGAATCATGGGTAAAACGTTGTGATACCAGTTTCCCAACTTCCCACGTCCGTTATCCCACGCTGTTTTAGCATTTCCGTACGAGTACCAGTTGTCTACTTCTTCCGACATTTCGTCCCAGTAGTAGTCAAATGCGTCATACATGTCATGCTCTGTCATTTCAGCTTCTTTCTCAATGCGAGACATCAACAAGTCCTCTACGGCTTGATGGCACGCTGTGCCTAACTCAGCCCCATCGTTCTTGGGTTCTTCACTCAAGTGAAACATGCTATTTCTTAGACGCTCCATGCACATGTCGGCTGTCTTTACAGACGATTGCCTAACCCATGTGTGAACGTAACGTCCTTTTTCATCTATATGAATCGGAAAAAGACTCATCGCTAACAATACCTCCAGTAGTTACTTAGTACCATAATCACCCCCTAAAGGGTGATTATGTACTAAGTACTAGTATAACTTTAGGGTGTGACACTTTCGTTCACAACCTGAAAATACAAAAAATCTCCCTCTACAGCTATTAGCGCTTTTAGGTTGCGACTAACTGCTTGCTTATACAGGGAAGTACGAGCAGAAGCGATACTTGCGTATCTACTCAAATCTACGTGGTAATTAAGCCTCCTTGCACGCCCATCAAACCAATCTTCTTGGTATTTAGGGGGCTTGCCCCTAGGCCTATTTGCAAACCTTAAAGGGAACTGGTCCAATATTTCAGCCATCTAGCCTCTTACCTCCAATTTGTTAATTGTTACATTTTTAGCTTCATAACTTACGCCGAAACGATGAGAACCATCAATGTCTTCAATAGCCCTATGCACTATGTCTTTGACTGTTGGTGTAAACCCATCTTCAGTATAAAAAGAGTTTTCAACAAAATCCTCACTCAATGTAAGCGTTACATCTACTTGTATTTCCATTACGCATTTACCTCCTCGGTTATGTCTGATTCCACCTCTTCAACAGACCATACATCGTCCATTGTGAGAGATGCGTGATTCCACGCATAGTCTGGCCCAGAGCGTTCGCTTTCCGCTAGCCTTTGAGCTTCACACTCACTGTTAGCGATAACTTCAACTGTCTCTGTGTCTTCGTATGTGTACAAGAATGTCACTTCATACCTGTTCAACATGGGACCACCCTTTCTTCATGTGTGTGTAAACACCTGCTATTCCATGCAATTTCGTGGTAGTTATGTCTTCCTCTGTGATCATTCTGTCGTAGAAAAAGTCATAGTCCATAGCACGAGTGCATTTGCCTAGATACCCATTCCAATCGTGGGTAGGGAGGGTCAGTCGCCATTTCCACCTTGTCTTGGGTGTGTGTTTAATGTGGTTGGCAAGATTGGCATATACCCATTTCTTGCCATGTATACGTGTCATCATTTTTCGCAGACACTCTGTGTGATGGGTCCTTACGAGAACGCCATCGTTATACGGCACGACATCATACGCACCGTCTGTGTTAATTATTATCATAATTCCCTCTCGTTAGAGAGGTGGAACTGCCATCAGAGAGGGAGGTCATTCACTACACTTGCGTGTCAAGGACGGCAGTCCCACCTAGACCTCCACCTATACTAGCGCCTTTTCTGGCGCATCTAGCTCTGCTCGGAGATATTTCTCACAAGATTCAGCTAGAGGTGTACCACCTTCAAGAGCGTTGAAGATGGACTTCTTTTGGCCAGCTTCATAGCCTTTGTCGTCCTCGGCTTTAAAGTTGGCGTTTACACGATGCTGTTCCGCACCTTGGACTGCGTTGTATGCAAGCCACATGTTTTGGTCGTTGTACTCTTGGCACTCTTTCCGCCACGTAGTGAACATGCTGTTACGAGTACGTTGGTACGTGTTGACAGCTCTAGTGCTAGCATCTTTATCAGGAACTTCTAACAGGTTGTCCACTAAGCGTGTGAACTCCTGATCTGTGAAGTTTTTACTAGTAAAGACTTTGGCCATTCTCACCAACGCATCTAACTGAATCTCTGATTTCTCAAACACTTCAGCTTGGAACGAAATCCTAGCGTCATGGTTACGTGTAGCCTTTGACGAGATGATAGCCAACGTTAAACCCAGCGCATTTGTGCAGGAAACCCTGCTTGCTTTGGGTATAGTCATTGTGCGTTTGGTTCCATTCAAGGACATAACGCTGTAAACGTATTGGACAACTTCATCTCCCATAGGTAATTCAATCTCATCACCTATGCGTTGTGTAACGAGGCATAAGCCTCCATTATCCCAAATTTGGACATTCTCACAGGAATTAGGGAACGCATTTTCCAAGACCTGAAAGTTGTGATGATACGCATCACGTTTCGGGTACTTAGATGAGTGTTGACCCACTACCTCGTTAGTGTCATCTCGGACAATGTACATTTGTTTAGGTTTACCTTCATACTCGCCTGAGTCGTAGACAGGAACCGTGAACTCTGGTTGTTGCCAAGACACAGCCTGTTTCAGGAAACCTGCTGGTAAATAGGTGACATCAAAATCTGCCCCTACCTGTTGTGCTTTGAGCATGACGGACGCTGTTGGCGTGTCGTCATCTCCTGTACTAAACATGAAATCTTTAGCCCATGTCATAATTGTGACCTCCTCTGGTCGTTGTCTATAAAGTCGGGTTCTATTGGACCCTCGCTTATCTCAACAATCATGTCACCTGCATGTGACACGAAATCTGAGACTGCGTTCTCATACGCTTTGCTTGATGGTGCTTCTTCCGTCAATACGAAAGTAAGTATGTATGATCCTCCACTCATGTTAGCTCCACTCCTTGTATGTTATGGATAATGTGCATTTGACGTTCGTTGATCGCCATTAGGTTAGCAACATTCTTTTCAAGTTCAAGTACACGTTCCTGAAGACCGTCTATTGTACGGTAACCTTCTTCGCTCGTATCTATGCTTAGCTTGTCTTCAATCGTGTCCAAACGATCTCGAATGTCGCCTACGAAGCTATCCCATTTGCCGTCTTGCTCCTGAAACTCGTTCTTGAGGTTGTCAATGGCTTCCTCATCACGGTTAAGGTCATCTTGCATCTGCATCAAGTCATACTCTTCAAACGAACTCTGCAAGTCGCTAACAGTGTCAGGCAGATAATACAAATCGCTGTTACCTATCCAGTTTTCAACTTGTGCGTCTATAGCATTTTCCAAGTCGTAGCTGTTGATGATGTCGTACCGAAGGTCATCGGTATCTTGCACATTCATTATGCCTTTGAGATCAGCTACAAAGCTGGACCTATCGTGAAACACCTGTTCAACAGCGTTACCAAACGCCTCATTGCCAGCTATTTGCTTGAACATCTCCACTAACTGCAACGCAGTAGGACCATTCAATTGCGCTTGATCTAACACAAGCTTTACTTCAATTTCATTACTCATTTGAACCTCCCAGTTCTATATATAATTATTACTTCATTACATTCAGTAATAATTATTATACTTTTTCTAATTTGCCTAAAATTCGTTTAACGTCATTAGGCCTGACGTACCTCCACATAGCCTTACCGCCTGTGAACAGTTCTCTATCACGCCACCAAGCGTGAATCTCAATCCGATTAGGGTCTTCCTTATGCGCAAACATGTCCATGACCCTGTAGACCCCTCGTTCTCCCTTTACCTTGAAAAGACGACCACGTTCCAAAGGGTAACGCTTGCCTTCAACCTTAAGGGTTTCAATAGGTGTCCATAACTCCCTGTAAACCATTTATGTCAGCGCTCCTGTACACCAGTGGCACACATATCCTGTAAACGAAAGAGTTTCGCCGAACCACTCACCACACCCTTGGCACATAAAATCGCCATTGTCTTTGTCCTTCGGACATTCTTCATTTGCGTAATAATCCTTGGGGTCTATACGCCTAACTAGCTCTCGTTCGTTGGGCAAAACAACCCAATCAGATAACCCATGATTATCCAAGATCGTCCTAGCCCTGTGGTGTTCGGACTCTAGGTGCTCGTAAGAGTTTTCATCTATCATGCTGTCTCCCTGTGAGGGTCAAAATCGGCGAGCTTCTCTGAAGCCCATTCGCCTATTTCAAACCAATCTACACGCCAGTCGGAACCGATCGTCATCTTGGCAAATAGGTACATGTGGTCCTTTTCTTCATACCACTCCTCCATCAAGTTACCCCAATGGTAACTTATGTAATGGCCCATACGCCGTGTGTCTTCCCCATTAAGGGGATAGGACAGCTCAAAATCTGTGGCGAAATCCCTGATTAGCCGTATGAAATGAGCGTACAGCTCTTTGTCGTTGTCTATGGTCAGGGCTAAAGACCACGTTTCCTTGTTTGACCAGCCATTATACTCGTCACGTCTAGCCTCGTGTTCAAGCAAAGCTTCAGCTTGCTCGGCCCTATCAACCATCTCTTTATATGTGTCGTGAACTTCACAAAGTTCACGGAAATGCAATATACACGCAATGTACATTGCGCAAGAGATCCCTCCTAAAACTAGGGGAATCCAAATGTCTAGTGTCATATACATGACGACCTCCTGTTCTCAGTGGTTTACCCACTACAGGACGCACATGGGGGAATACATGTACGCCCTGTAGTAGGGCCTCATACGAGGCCCCACCTGTTAAGCTCCGACTATAGCACCGTGCTTTTTAGCCGACTTCAACACACGTTCTTGTTCGTGTGGCCACACCGTAGGTGTGGAAGCTAGCTTATATGCGCTATTAAGCGCTTCCACCATTCTCTCAGGTTCACCTGATTTGTTGAATTTGGTGGCATTAGCCAACTGTGCATTTAGCTTACGATACCGTAAACGGTTTCTTTCAGTGTTTTTCATTTGACCTCCTATGGTCTACCAATTGTCATCTTCGTCATCGTCATCTCCAAAGAGATCACTCCAACAGGTGTCGCAATGGTAATGGTTTCCACCATTACGCAACCCTATCATCTGCTCCCTGTAAGCAGGGGTGGCTTCTGGCCACACCTCTTGCACAAGAGCACCACGCAGATATCTCTGCACGTCCTCGTATCTGGCCTTAACCGTTTCTTCCTTCCCACAATGGGAACATGGAAGAAATGCGATCAAGTCGCCGTGTCCTACGGCAACGGTTACACCGTTAATAGTTCCACTAGGCATCTAAAGCCCACCTTCCTTTTATGTAAGACCAATTGCTGGACCTACGATTAAACTCAGCGTTGGCTTCATTAATGCCAACCACGTATGAGCCATGAGCCGTGTGAAAGCCCTCCTCTTCATGCCCTTTGTCAGCCCTAACAGCCCAAACGACATACTCCTCTGGGTCTATGTTGCCCCAATGGACCATGACGACACCGTAAAGGTGTCCATCAATGTCTCGGCAGAGAGCCATACGCAGGATCTCCCTGCTTGGGTGTTGCTTTAATGGACCAAAGGTCTTTGATACCATTGTTTCTTCTCCTTCGGAGGTAGTTTCTTTTTCGTAAAATTTAAGCATTATTTTTTCTCCAATCTGGCTAAGAGGTTTATCCCCTCACTAAAGAGGGGTAAACCACTAAGATGTTTATATCAACTCGGCTTCCCAGTTATGTTCCATAACCTCTTGGCCGTAGTCCGTGTAAGCGTAGCTATTGATCTCCGACTCAAACCAACCAAACCCTCTTTGGCGCATGCTTTCAGCAACGCTCCGAAAGTATGTGTGTGTGTCGTCTAACAGCTCTCTAGACTCACAAGATCCTTGTATCACAAGGACAGGTTCTTGCTTGTCGGTTTCGGTATCAATACCCATACCATTAGCAATGGTAAATACGCTGAAAAAGCGCCTAGCGTGTTCACTAGACTGGACGTACCGTCCAATCCAATCGCCATTGTATTCGCCACCAAAATCATCTTCTAACCCAAGGGTTACAGTGAAAGTAAACATGTGTGTAGACCTCCCAGTCTAATTAAGCTCCGAGGAAATCTTCCTCGGATATAACGTACTCAAAACCGTCATGTTCCCAATCGGAATCCACGCTAGTTTCGTACAGGTATCGGAACTCATTAACCCAATATTCTTCAGTTACCTGAAAGCCGTCTTCTACCCATACTCCCTGACCTTCACAGAAGACCATGTTTAGGGCAATACTGCCCATCTCAAACGCATCGTCATAGTCCAAGGTTCTCCTTGGGTCCATGCCAATGGCTTGGAGTAGCTCATACTCGCCAAGCGTGTATTTCTCTGGAGAGAAAACTGCTGGGTTCTTCCAATCTGCCCAGCGAACACGCATCTCAGGATCATCTGTGATCGTGTAGAAGCTAGGCAATTTATTTTCAGCAGGAACTGCTGGTTCTTCGGACCAACCGAATGAATCTGGCGCTCCTGTTAGTGGGTTTACTGTTTCCATGTTCTGACCTCCCAGTCATCTATATGTTTATTAACTTTCATTAATTCAAGTTAATAAACTATAACCTAAATTAATCCGAAGAGCCGATACGCCTACACCACGATGATGATGCAAGCGTATCAGCCCCAACTTTAAGCTAGCTTAACTAGCCTTCGGTGGATAGAATCCATCACGCTACTCCATTCTGAAGGACATAAGTCCAGCGCAGACTGGAGATGCTCAATGGCTACTTCTTTCTCACCACGACTCAACGCTAACGTTGAAGCGCTTTTGTGGCCATTAATCTTACGATTAAGAATAGCCTTAGCATGGGCTTTAGCCGACTTAGAAACTACACGAGGCTTAGCCTCAACACGTGGTTTCTTAGCTGACTTGGCCTTAGAACTCTTGGCCTTAGAAGCCTTCGGCTTAACCGCAGGTGCATCTTCCTTCAGGCCTTCTGCCCTGCTGATTTTTGAGGCCAATCCAAGGATTGCTTTTGCTTCAGCTTTGCTGATTGTAATTTGTGTTGTCATTTGCCGACCTCCCAGTCGTTGTTGTGTGAGGAAATTATCCCCTTCAACTACAGAAGGGGTAATTTACTACTACTTAACGTAGTAGCATAGTTTTGTTCTCGTCCTGTTAGCGACCCTTTTCTCCACCTTTACAAGGTGCTACGCATACAGGTCACAGGACACAAAAAAAGGTGCGCACAGTGATATTATCACCATGCACACCTTCCAAGGGATCAGTATCCCATCTCATTTCTCCATTCTCGGCCTTCAATACAGCTCTCCAGAGCTGTAACGCAGTCTTCAAGACTTGGTTCCGTGTATCCAGAGAGATCTTCTCTGGACAGCGCATTAAAGAACCAAGCAAACCGAGAAGTGGTTCGCTTTGATAACCACCAGTGGTAGAAGTTGTAGTGGACCTCAGACCGTAGGTCAATCCAAGCATCGGCTTTCCAGCCAGCTTTCCATTCTTTCCAACAAGGTGGGATTTCCTTGCATATTGTTTTGAGTGTGATTAGCAGTGATTCGTTCATCGCCGAATCTCCTTTCGTTGTTGGGAAGGCAAAAGTACCTTCATTCTTCAGGTACTTTTGACTACAACTTTGTTGTAGCATGGTTTTGGCCAGACCAGATCGGGTTCAGCTCTCTCCAGTTGTACGGTTACCTGCGCAGATCCCCCCACATAACTGCAGGACTGGAGCAGAAGAAACAGCAGGTCAGGACTAGTTTTCTTCTTGTGCGAAGGAATTGGCGTGAGAAGACTGACCAGTCGGTGCGCATTATGCACAGGGACTGACCGACCCACCCCTATGGCCCCCCACCACTTTGTTTCCTATAATAATTATTAATCCATATCCGTTGCGTTTGGTTTTTAGAAGCTCTGGCTATCACAAAGTGCTGTTAGCGATATAAGATTACCCAGTACCAAAATTTCTTTTTCTTTGGAGAAACGAAATTTTGTTCTAAGTACTTAGTACCTATTAGTGCGAAGTGTCCCAGTATTTTATTAGATTACTTGTAAAGCACGAATGGGACAATTACGCTAACAAGGTAGGAGAAACTATGGGAAAGAATAATTGGAAAACAGATCCTGAGACAGGCCTAAAGGTTATGCCAGACCACTGGCTAAGACTATTAGACTGGCTCTTGCAAGGTCCAGAAAGGGAGCCTTACACACAACGTGAGTGGGCGAGACAAAACGACCTACATGAGGACTCTGTAAGACGAATTAAGAAAGACCCTAGGTTCATTAAAGAATGGGATCGGCGTGCAGCCGAACTCAACATTAACCCTGAAAGGGTTCAGAGCGTCATAGATGCTCTTTGGCAGCGTGCTGCCGATGGTGATGTAAAGGCTGCAAGCCTTTACTTACAGTATATTGATAAATTTACGCCTAAACGTAGGGTGGCCGTAACTGAGGATCGTGATGTAGCTTCTATGTCTGATAATGAGTTGGCTGATGCGCTTGAGGCTACGATTGGAACATTAAGGTTGGTGGAAAATGCCTAAAGGTAAAGGTGGATATAGCGGTATGAAGAGTAAGTCTTCTAAAGCTAGAAAGAAGTCCAAAAGCAAGTCTAAGGGTATGGGGCGAGCTAGAGGTTACTAGTGGCTCGTATTACGGAGCTTCGGCAAGAAGCCGAGTGGAGGAACTGTGTCAAGAGCGAGGACTATTTTCTTCAAAACTATTGGAGTATTGCTCACCCTGCTCATGGTCGCATACTTTTTGGATTACGTGAGGCTCAGAAAGAAGCTCTCACCCGATGGCGAGATGAAAGATATTCGCTAACACTTAAAGCTAGGCAGATAGGTTGGACTACGTTAGTAGCTGCTCATCAGTTCTGGTTGGCATATTTCCATGATGACCAAAATATTATTGACCTTTCACGTACTGAACGTGAGGCGGTCTTGTTGTTAAGGAAAACTAAGTATGGATTTAAGCATTTGCCAAAGTGGATGGTTGAACGTGGTCCTAAATCGGAAGTTGAGCACCAGCAAAGGATGGGGTTCTCTAACGGTTCGCAGATTACTAGTATGCCTTCCGCTTCTGATCCTGCTCGTGGAGAGTCTGCAACACTTATTGTTGTGGATGAATGGGCGTTTTTACCTAACCCAGAGGAGGCTTGGGCCTCTATTGAGCCTGTTGCTGATGTGGGGGGTCGTATTATTGGACTTTCTACAGCAAACGGTTCGGGTAATTTCTTCCACAATTTGTGGACAGGTGCGGTAACTGGCAATAACAACTTTGATCCTATGTTTTTTCCTTGGTCTGCATCTGAGGATAGAGATGATTCATGGTATGAAGGTAAAAAAGACGCTATGTTGCCTTGGCAACTCGCACAGGAATACCCAACTTCCCCTGAAGAGGCATTCGTTCGCTCTGGTAACCCTGTATTTGATCTTGACGCTTTGGAATCTATTGAGCACCATGTTAGAGCTGGCCGAGAAGGCCATTTGCATGAGCCGTATCCGAGAGTTGTGGAGTTCAGATGTTAACTGTTTGGGAAAAACCAAAAAACTTTAGCGGATACGTTTTAGGGGTAGATACTGCTGAGGGCTTAGGGCATGGCGATTATTCGTGTGTACAGGTTTTGGATGTGCGCACAGGGGAGCAAGTGGCGATATGGCATGGACGCATACCGCCAGATGAATTAGCGCATGAGGTTTTGAAGATTGGGTTATGGTATAGCGATGCCTTGTGTTGTGTTGAGGCAAACAACCACGGCCTTACGACTATTACTCAACTTAGGCAACTTGGTTATCCTAATTTGTTTAGGAAAAGAACAATGAATCAAGTTGATCAAAGGGTTACTCAAGAATATGGGTGGAAAACTACACGTACATCTAAGCCGTTAATGATTGATGATTTAGGTATGGCTCTTAAAAACTATGAGTTAAAGCTGTATGACAAGAACACGATTGCTGAATTGAGGACATATACACGAAATGACAGGGGTCAAATGTCTGGCTCTCCTTATGATGACCGTGTGATGGCGTTAGCGCTAGCAAATCAAATGCGTAAGTACGCATTTGTACCTGATTACGTAGAAAAGGTTGATGATACGTTTACTTTTGATTGGTGGCTGCGTCAAATACCTAAATACTCTGAATTTGGTGATAACGTTATAGGAAAGCATTTAGGACGTGGGACAGCGTAATCTAATAACTAGGATATTTAATTTAAGGAGATCCAATGGCGGTTAATGCCAAATACAATGAAGTAGGAGCTGGTGCAAAGCCTCGTCTTGGCAACACTTCCATGCTATACAATGGTCCTGCTCGCCCTGCGAGTGGACGAGGCGCTGGTCAATCAGCCCACAAAAACGCTGAAGCTTCTGGCTCAGGCGTTGGTGAGGGCGGAAATCACAAAACACCTCGTGTAACACCTAAGAATCAGCATGGTCTTGGTGGCAGGGTAGAACCTTCTGCTAAACAACCTAGCGGAGCTATATAGTTCCTATGGCAATGTTGCCACACGATGCAACCTTTGAGGAATACTGCATAGATAAGAGAATAAGGGAACCCAATATCTCTGAACAAGCACTCAAAGAAGGTTGGTCTTTTCGTGAGAAGACATTAAGCCTGCAAATGTACTCTTTTGAGGGTGAACGTTCAATTTTGCCTAAAGAAGAACAAGATATGACGCTCAAAGAGCGTGAACGTAAGGTAATATCTGATGCGAAAGCTCAAGGCAGAAAAATAGAGTACGTAGGGAACCGTTGGACATAATATGGCATATAAAGCAGATGAATACGATCAGGTAAAGCAACGCTTACGTATGGCTCAAAAGTGGCGTACCGATGAAGGGTATGATGCTAAGTGGAGGCGTATGATTGACCTGTATCGTGGTAAAACCTATTTTGATAACCACCAATTTGGAGTTACCAATGATCGCATATCTGTTAATCTTGCTTTTAGCACTGTTAATGTTATCGCTCCTTCAGTAGCTGTTAACCATCCTAAAATTACGGTTGCTGCTACAAAAGAAGCCGATGAAGACAGGGCTATATTTGTTGAGTCTGTTATTAATTATCTTTGGCGACACCACGATTACCGTAAACCGTTTCGTAGAATGGTTAAAGATTTTTTAATCTTTGGTCATGGCTGGTTAAAAGTAGGTTGGAAGTTCGTTGAAGAAGAGCGCCCTATGAGCACTGAAGAAATGCAACAAGAATACAACACTTCTGTAGCAGAAATTCGTGATGTGGCTATTACAAATCCTGAAATGGCTGGAGAGTTGCCTTCTGATCAAGACATTTTAGACACTTTACCTAGCACAACTATGGTCATAGTGGAAGATCAGCCTTTTGTTGAGCGCATTTCGCCATTTGATATGTTGATTGATCCTGAAGCTACTTGCATAGAGGACGCAAAGTGGATAGCACAAAGAATTGTAAGACCAGTTTCTGAAGTCAAAAAAGACAAAAGGTTTAAATCAAGCACTCGTAGAAAAATTGAAGCAGATAGTGGAATCAAATCTCGTTGGGATAACGATGATGAACGTGACCGTTATAAAGAACTCGTAGATCGTGTAACTTTATACGAATTTTATGATTTAGAAAATGGTACGATTTCGGTTTGCACCGACACAGGTGATGATTACTTGCTTGAACCTACTCCGATGCCTTACAGCTTCGGGCATCCTTTTGTAATGTTACGGAATTATGACATTCCTGACATTTTTTATCCTATGAGTGACTTAGAAGCTATTGAGTCACTTCAAGAAGAACTTAATAAAACTCGTACCCAGATGGTTAATCATAGAAAACGATATGCACGCAAATACCTGTATCATGAGCGATCTTTCGGCCCTGAAGGACGTGAGGCGCTGGAATCAGATGAAGATGGTAGGTTTGTACCTGTTGTTGATGAAAATAGAAACCTTGGTGAAGTGGTTGTACCATTGGCGCAAGTACCGCTTGCTCCTGAAATGTATAACCATTCAGGTATTATTGAAAACGACATAAACACTGTTAGCGGTGTATCTGAGTATTCTCGTGGGCAAATGCCTGAAATTAGGCGTACTGCAACAGAAGCTAGCATTATCGCTGATGCTGGCAATGCCAGAGCAGCAGATAAGCTAGCAATGGTTGAAATAAACATTGGTGAAGTTGCTCGGCTAGTACTGCAATTAATGCAACAGTTTATGACTCGTCCACAAATGGTAAGAATCACAGGAAAAGACGATGAAAAGTATTTTGTCGCTTACAGTAGAGACGATATTTTAGGAGAATACGATTTTACTGTAGAAGGTGGATCTACTCAACCACATAACGAAACTGCACGGAGACAGCAAGCTATTTCTTTGATGAACGCTGTCGGTCCTTTGGTGGGAACAGTTATTGACCCTACTGAATTAGCTAAATACGTGCTTTCTTACGGATTTGGGGTTAAAAACCCTGAAAAGTTCATGTCTCAACAGGCTCAGCCTGCTGGACCTGAAGGTGCTGCCACCCCTCCTGAAGGCGCTGCCCCTCCACCGTCAATAGCTGGTGGAATGGGCGGTCCGCCTGCTGCAGGTGCTGGTGGTGGTGCTTTTGAAGCTACTGGAGGTGTCCCCCCTGAGCTTCTAAGTCAATTGCAAGGTCAAATGGGCCTTGAATTGCCTAATTTGTAATGGGACACATTTTTATTATTTATAGGAATAACCGAAAGGATTCCAATTATGGAAGCAGAACTGGAAAATACCAGCAACCCTAGCAACCCTAGCTACACTGTCAAAATAGATGGTGTAGAACAAGAAGTTTCTATACAGGAACTTCAGAATGGCTACCAACGTCAGGCTGATTACACACGTAAGACGCAGGAATTGGCAGCCGAGCGTGAGAGATTGGCTCAAGGAGAGGCAATTGTCCAAGCATTAGAGAGTGATCCCGAAGGGGCCATATCGGCTCTAGGAAACGCATTCGGGGTTTCTCTGGGCAACCAATACACCGAAACACCAGAGGATGTTGAGGATTTGGACCCCGAAGAAGTTCGCTTGAGACGACTTGAATCTGCCATTGAACAACAAAATCGGGCGCAAAGACAACAGAATATGCAACGTGAAATAGTGCAATTAAGTGAAGAGTATGGTGTTGAGATAGATCAACAAAAACTTTTTACTCATGCTATTAAGCACAATATTCCTAATTTGAAGGCAGCTTACAAGGACATGACTTATGACCAATTTGTTAAGACTGAATCTGGTGTTCCGAGTCCTACGGACTCTGCAACAGCAGATATTGTGCAAGAAAAGCGTGATGCTCAAATCATAGATTCTTCAGTGGGAACTCCTGCTGGAAATATTGATAAGGCAGTAAATGCGGTTACTTCAATACGTGACGCATACGAGTTGGCTTTACAAGAAAATAATTAACCAACTAACAATATAAGGAAATAGTATGACTGCTGGAAATACAGCTTTTGATCAGATTCTATCAACGACTCTGAAAAACTACGTTCCCAAGTTGACGGACAACATTTTCTCTGCACGTCCATTGTTCTACGCATTAACGAACGGTCAAACCGTTCGGCGTGTGAGTGGCGGTGCAAAGATCGTTGTCCCTATCATTTATGGGAAAAACTCAACCGCTGCTTCGTACAGTGGTGCTGACTCTATTAGCATTGATGCTCAGGACGGTATAACCGCTGCTGAGTACGACTGGAAACAGTATGCAGTAACTGTCACCATCACAGGTATTGAAGAAGCCAAAAACAATGGCGAAGCTGCGATCATTGACCTCCTAGAGGGCAAGATCATGCAAGCCGAAGAAACTGTTATTGAAAACATGAACACCATGTTTTACTCAAACGGTGCAGGCAAAGACTGGCTAGGGCTTGATGCTATAGTCGGTACAAGCAATGACGGAGCAGGGTCTGCTCAGATTGGTGGCATTGATGCTTCTGATTCTGACAACTCATGGTGGAGATCTTCAGCTACTAACGTAGGTGGAGCACTTACACTTGCTGGAATGTCAACAATGTACAATAACGTTTCAGTTGGTAACGACCAACCTACAATGATTATCAGCGATCAGGATGAGTACGAGAAGTACGAATCTCTTCTACAGCCACAGCTTCGGTACACCGATGCAACAGTTGCAGATGCAGGGTTCCAAAACCTTCTCTTCAAAGGCGCTCCATGCACCTATGATGGCGACTCAAACCTAGCAGGTAAAATGTACTTCCTAAACACGAAGTACATCCGTCTAGTTGCACACAGCGATGTTTGGTTCAAGCCAACACCGTTTGTACGTCCAACTAACCAAGATGCACGCTATGCGCAAATCTTGTCTTACGGTAACCTCACAACTAGCAACAGAGCACGACAAGGTGTTCTTTCTGGGTTGACTGACTAATAAATCCGATTGGTGGGGAGGCAGGTGGCCTCCCCACTAGTCAGATCGGAGCATGATGAGAGCAAACGCACTAGCTTACAATTCAAACGCAAGACCTGCAGGTCAAGACGGTAGACCAGTTGGGGGAGCAGCACACGGAAAGTCTGGCAATATACGTCAAGTTGCTGGTGTTTCTGAGTTTGCTGAAATGCCTTTAGAACCTGCTTCTTGCTCAGGGCAAACTAAAGCTGGAAGCGACTGCAAAGCTCATCCAATTAAAGGAACGCAGTTGTGTGCAGGTCACACACAACAATTTGAAAAATTTTTAAACGAGGCTGAATAATGCCTGCAATGACCCTAGATGACATACGTAATCAAACTCGTGATGTAATAGATATAGATTCAAGCGACATTAGTGACACTGTACTTAATCGCATTATAGGACAGGGGTATGACACTATTGCTTACAGTGAAAAACGTTGGCCGTTTTACGAAACGGAAACAACGTTTCAGACTGTTGCTGGCACTTCTGATTATACGTTAGCGACAATGGGAGCAAGCGTTACGCAAGGAATCCGTGATTTAATTTCTATAAGGGACGATGATCACGTTATGACGTATATAGGTCGTGACGAAGGTGATCGTGATAACCCTTTAAATGTCTCAACAAGTAGTGATCCTTGGGAATGGAGTTTCTGGAATGACACCGTTAGGTTCTATCCCACTCCCGATTCGGTGGAAACTATTTATGTTCGTTGTGTACGTTATCCTACAGATTTTCCTAGTAGTGCAACAAGTGCTGCAGGGACTGAAACGCCTGATTTACCTAATCCATTTCACCCTGTTCTAACAACGTACACAATTGCTAAAGCTTATTTACAGCAAGAAGACCCTGTTATGTCTAATCAGTACATGCAGCAATATGCAATGGAGTTAGATAATGTTGCTAGGCGTTACGCTGACGCTCCTGCTCCGCAACCAATGATAGCTAATTCACGTACCTCTACTAGGTACATGATTGGAACTGGTCAATTGCGCTATGCAAGTACTGGTGGGGTTAGATGGTGATTTAGATGTCTAAACGTGATTTCCAACTTCAAATGTTGGAATCTTTTTCTGGCGGTCTAAATTTTCGTGCTGACCAATTTGATTTAGCTGATGACGAATCACCTGATTTGTTTAACGTTACTGTGGACCCTCGTGGCGGTGTGCAATTGCGTAACGGCGTTATTCGCCGTAATGCAACTGCATTAAGCGCAGACATTAAAGGCATCTGGGGGTTCCATACTGATGGTGGCACTAACCGTGTAATGGTCAATTACGGAACTAAAGTCGCTCATTCAGCTTCTGGAAATTTCACAAACCTGACAAACATTACTGACAGGACAGATGGTTCTAGAGTTTATGGGATAACATTTAATAATGTTACGTATGGAGTTTCTTATGACAAAGTTTCTTTTAAATGGGATGGAAGCACTGATGCGGATTTGGGTACGACACTCAATGGTTCCGCAGGTCAGTTTCCACAAGCGCAATATGTTGCCCAATGGAATAACCATGTTTGGGTTGGGAACACCTACGAAGGCGGAAACACAAAATATCGGTTAAGGTGGTCTAACCTTAACGATGCAGAAAAGTGGGCAGCAGCAGATTATGTGGACGTGGATAAAGGAGAAGCAGGGGATTACATTACTGGGGTCGTACCTGCTGGCGATAAGCTTGTCGTTTTTAAGTCTAATTCTATTTATGCTATCTATGGGTTTGATAGTGATAGTTTTCAACTGGTTAACTTAACTAAAACAGTTGGTTCAATACCTTTATCTAGCCCTGTTGCTTCACCTTACGGTGTTTTCTTTTGGCATGATCGTTCAGGCGTACATGTATTAGGGCAAAACGGAACGGCTTATCTTTTTGATAAACTTCGCCCTGCTATAGATGATGGGCGTATAACATTTGCAAATCCACCGCAATTGGCGTGGGCAAATGAAAAGCTTTATGTAACTGTTGATTGGACTGGAGATGGTTCAACCACCAGAAGGACATTTGTTTATGATCCTTCTTTGGGGCAGCAAGGCGCTTGGATTATGTCAGATATAGATGCTGGTCCGCTGTTTGCGTATCATCCACCTAATATTGAGCATTTGCTAGTTGGTGGTTGTGTGACTAATACTGGGCGTTTAATCCACATAGATGATGATGATTCTAGGGTTTTTGACAAATATGCCACAAATGAGGACAACATTCCTTCGCATTTTGTTACTCCTTGGTTATCTACACGTAATCCTGTAGTCAAAAAGCGTTGGGGTAAGCCTCAAATGGTGACGTTGGCCAAATCTTCGCTTCAAATGACTGTAGAAGTCTATAAAGATTATGATTTTGCTGATTATGCTAAGACTTTTCCTGTGGATATTACTGGTCGTACTAGTGCTTCTGTGTGGGGTACTGCTACTTGGCAGAACGCTGATGGAAGTTTAGGTGACGGTGTTTGGTCGTCAGAAGACCAA